CACTACACTCGACGTTGTTTCCGCACTCCGTTACGCCTATCTTGCCCACGCCCGCACGGTGGTCAAGGGCGGTGATCCCACTGCCGTCTCTGACTTCCGCTCCCGCATTGTCCACGTCGTCCAAGGAGATGACAACCTCTTCTCCCGTGGACCCCGTTCCGTTCCCTTCACACCCGCTGACATCGCCGCTGGCATGCGTCACTGGGGATTGACCCTTCAGCCCTCTGACAAAATTGCCTCAACCGCGACCTTCTCCTGGGTGCACATCTCGGAGGCCACGTTCCTCAAGCGTGGTTTTCGGGAGTGTCCAATCCTGCACCGCACCGTTGGACCTTTGGACATCGAGGTGATTCGCGACTTGCTTAAGTGGTACCGCACTGGCTCCACTGAGTACACGCAAGTCCAGATGAATCTCGATATCGCCCTGTTGTATCTCGCTCAGCATCCCGAGAACGTTTACAGGGAGGAAGGACAGAAGATGCTAGATGCTTTCCATCTCGCCTATGGACGCATCCGACCTTTGCCCGAATACACCGACATGGTGTGGAAGGCCGCTGCCCGCAAAGACTTTGTCTTCGTCGATCTTGACGAGCCCGCCGACCCCGAGGTGCACGCCCAATGTGCGCCCCTCGACGGGAGCGGTCTTGGGAGTGACCGTCGACCAACCCTTCCCACAGTACCGGAGCCTGTCAAGCCGGACCCCCTGAATGAAACAGAACTTAACATTGTCATTTCGTTCACCATGGATTCTGCCATTGACCCTCCCCTGTCAAACACGACCACTCTCACCGACGCAAACCAAACCCATTCTGACGCAACCTTCCTTGACCCGGGCTTGACCCAGGTCTCCACCATCCAAGCTAGCATCGACCATACCAACCCTGGAGCGACTTCAAGTCACTTACAGGATGCTCGCGGCTGGCTCGCACGTCCCTACGAGTTCGATGAAGGCCAAGTGACCACTTTGCTCAATGCTGGCCTCCTCAAGCAATGGACCATTCCTGCTGATATCATGTCCGGATTGTCACAGACGATCCGCTTCACTGGTTACAAGGGATTCCGCGCGCGCATAATTGTCTCTGTCCGAGTCAATGCAACCAAGTTCCAAGCCTGCAGACTACGTTTAGCGTATATGCCCTGGATTCCTGGCTGTCTTCTTGCCGCCCGCACATCCCATCAGACCACCTGGTCCCAACTTCGAGGAACCGACCTCGACGTCAATTCGTCCTCGGCGATGGAGCTTGACATGAGTACCATGAACCCCCTCGGATACTTCGAGCTCCTCACCGATGCCTACACCGATCTCTCAACGGCCGGGAAGCTCTTCCTCTTCCTGGTTAGCCCTCTCAAGAGTCCAGTCACCAGCTTTGACTGGTCCGCGTATGTCCGTTTCGAGAATGTCCAATTCCACACCCCCACGATTCCGGACACGCCTACCCTTAAGCTGCACCCCCGCACGCGTCTCCGCAACGGCCGCCCCGCCGCTCAGGATGCGCACGCGCAATCGGCGGGCTGGTTCACCAAGCCAGCCCCCCCCAGCCCTTCCCCAGTCTCCTCGACACAATCCGAATTGGTCGAGATTCTGGAGCAGACTCGTGACGGCGTGTGGGTCCTCTTCGACCTTCCGCG